ATAAGATAGCGCAGTTTGCTATGTATCGTGCACAAGGTGAAGAATGGCTTCATACAAAAGTACTGAGAGCTTTGGATACGCATATTGATGTTGCGGATCAGGCTTCTAGTACGTTGAAGAAGGCAGATATAACTTTGGACAAGATAGCAGCCGCTTTGGATATAGTCTTTGCAGGTAGTACGATTTTAACTAGTTTGATACCTTTATTTTTGAAGGTTGTAGCTATTGTAAGATCTATTATTGCAGAAGATTATGTTAATGCAAGCTTGGTGTTTGCAGCTATTTGTTTAGAGAATGGTTTAAAAGACCTGTTAGGCAGGTATCCTTGGATGAAGGATGTATTTAAACCTTTGTCTGAAGGCTTAGAGGAAGATATCGAGGAACAAGGTGGAGTGCCAGTGAAGTTGTTGTCTAGTCCTTTATTAACAAAGTTGGGCTCGATTTTTACTGCTTTCTTTGCTACTAATATATTTGGAATTTTACCTGAGACGGTTAAGACGTGTTTCTTAGCGTTTAAGGAGAATTCAACGTGTGTTGTTAGTGATATAGGTTTCTTGGCTTCTTTAGTTGAGACGATCAGTTATTTGATTGCGCGGATAGGTGTGTTCGCGCAAACCGGGGATATCTTTGACCTTTTTGGTCAAGATAAGACAACGGTTATTATTAAGGAAATTAATAAATTGGAAGCTGAAATCTCATCTTGGATGAAGGCTGGGATGATACCTACTGATGGCGGCAGAATGGGAGAAGTGAGTTTAGCACTGGAGAAGATACGAGCAAGATTGGCTCGTAGTCCTAACAGTGTTATTATTCCCCATTTGATGAAGGTTATGGCTCATTTAGAGTATTTTATGAGTTGTAACACGTCTAAGATGATAGCCCCAACGGGTGTTCTCTTATCCGGTCCTCCAGGGACGGGTAAGACCACAGTTCTTGATGATATCGAGAAGAAGGTAAGATTTGATTTGAGTATACCTGAAGGTGTTCAGATAGTGTTGGATTATAAGTTGGGAATGGAGTTTCAACAAATTCCTTGTACTACAAGGATCGTTGTGGTGAACGATGCTTTGCAGACTAAGGATGAGTTGGAACCGATGATGCCCCTTATGCAGTCACTGGTGGATGTTAATCCTACAAGATTGAATGGTGCATCTTTGACTGAGAAGGAATTTTCAACGGTTAGACATCATTGGACTTTGTTTAGTACTAATGCTGAAGGTTACTCATTTACAAGTCTTTCTGGTGGAGCAGAGAAGCTTGCGAGGAGGTATATAGGTGTGCAGATGTCATTTACTCAAGAAGCGTTTGATTATGCAAATAAGAAAGGTTTTGCTATAGATGATTATTGGAAGTTTGCGAAGGATGATGCGCCTTCACAACCTGTTAAATATATTATCTATAGACCGTTTTTCCATGGAATCAGTATGTATTTGGACCCCACGAGGGGGAAAATTTTACATGTTTGTTTGACGAAAGCGAATTTCTTATATTATTTATTCAAATTGCATAAGGTGAATCGTGGGATTCCTCTTAAAAGGGAGTCTACTTTGTGTAAATGTGGAGTGCCTTCAGATACTGGAATCTGTGAGCACGAGATCGAAGACGGTTCTGTTAGTGTTACTAATACTGTGTTCACACGGTGTATACATGATATAGAATCGACTGCGGGTTTGTGTGAACATATGGATTTAGACACTGAAGTTGAAATGAAGAATGCTACCAAAGAAGCAGCAAAACGAAGTAAACGTAAAGGTGATATTTTCTTTGCACAGGGGGGAGCCCCGTCAAAAGTTGTAGTTCAATTACCTAAAGTCTTTATGAGATTTAATGTGAGAGAAATGCAATTTTTGAAAGAAAATGATTACGATGATAGTTTAAGTCGTTTAGAAAGATTTAATTTCCAAGGAGAGTTTATTTCTAAATTAAGTATTATGAATTTGTTTAGAATCCAGGCTATATTTATTAGAGATGGTGATGTAAATAGGGAAAAACTTTTGGAGGAATTTGGTCACCAGGGTGATGCTTATTTCCATTTGCTTAAAAGGCATAAGGAGGAATTTGGTAATGCTATGGAATTTGTTTTAGGAGAAGATGAAATTATGGCTAGAGATCCCGCTTTCTTTATGGAGATTCAAGAGTATGTTGATGGTGTAACTACTTTTGAGATAGCTCCTGATCGTTGGATGGTTTGGCGTAATAAGGTCTTATTGTTCGGCACGTGGAGTGCGGGAATCTTTTACACGGAACCAAGTATATTGGATTTTCACATAGGTTTGAATGGTTATAGCAAACCCGTTTTAGCTCATTTAGCTAGAATGGTTTTGTGCGTTGCTGCAGCTTCTGTTTTAGCAGCTGTAGGCGTGAGATTATTTGCAAACCTGTATGAAAGTCAAGGGAATTTACATGGACGTTTGGAAGGTGTACCTGCTGAGGTGCGACCGGTTCAGTATATTAAGACGGCTAAGGTTCCGTGGATGGGTAAAGTTAAATTTGACAGTATTTGCCCGGCAGTGGTTAGAGTGGTTCGTGGAACTTATTCTATGCATGGGATTAATGTTGTACCAAATTTAATTTGTACAAATAAACATTTCTTTAGGACTGTCGGTAGGTATCAGGTGAATACCAGGCCGATTAAAGAGGGAGAGTTGTTTCAAGTTCATGTTAATGGTCATGTTTATGAAGTTGCGTTTAGAGAGGAATATTATATGGAAAGTAGTGAAGACGTTTGTTTTTATTATTTTCCTAATCTTCCGGCGCAATGGTTGAATGTGTATGATACGTTGAGTTTGGAATCCCCTCAAGAGTTGGATGCTATGATGATGAATCAAGTATGCCGAGCTCGAAGAGATGAGAAGGAATTTTATCTGGCTAAATACGAATCGAAAGATGGAGATTGTGGTCAGCCTCTTATGAGTGATGGATTAATCTATGGTTTGCATGCGTCGGCGAGGAGCGACGGCATGAAATCATCAGCTATTTTAACGAAGAGTATGGTCGATGTAGCCATTAAAAGATTTCACCTTGAAAGGTGGGTCATTATTGGTATTCAAGATTTTACACTTCCTAAAGGCACTGAGAGGTATTTTTCACAATTGGGAGAGTTTGATGAGGTGCATACTGATCAGAAATGGATAGTTAATAATCTACGAGAAAGAGATATTAGCCCATTGATGTTGGATCATGTGCCCGTAGGGAGTACGCGTGTTAGGGAGACTTCCGTTATGACTTGTCATAAAACTACACTCCATGAGGAGTTTAGTCGAGATTGCAAGACATATGGTTATCCTTTTACGCAGAAAGCTAAGGAGTTTAATGGAGTTTGGAAGAGTCCGGTTGTTACTAGATTTTCAGCTATTTCATTTTCCGGTTTGGTGACTGGGAGTATGAAGGGAGCTGTTCAAGCTTTGTTAGATGAATTAGTCGGGTATGATTTGAATCCTATCAGCATGCAACAGGTGTTGTTGGGTGATGCGGGAAATCAATTTCTCGGTCCTAAGGATTATGATAAGTCGAATGGGCCACTTATGGCAATTTTAGGTTTGAATAAAAATCAAGTCTTTAATAAATTAGGTGAAGCTCATTTCAAAGTTCATAAATTGTGGATAGAGAGATGTGATTATTTGTTATATTTGTACAAAAACGGTAGAATACCGCTTGTTTTAAGTGGAAGTTCTATTAAGGATGAGTGTATAGATGTAATGAAAGAAGGAAAGGCGAGGTATTTTGTGGTTTCGGAGTCTAGTTTTAACTGTGTTATGAAACAGTATCTAGGTCCGCTAGTGGCAAATATCATAGCTGATAAGGCTAGTG